AAAAATAGTGCTACAATTACCCACGCTTGTAATTTTGCAGGCGTGGGTATTTTTTTATAAATTAACAGGAACATACGAACATGAGCAAAGAAAATAAAGGTTTATCATTAGCGGATCTCGATTTAGTTAGCGCGTCAGAAAACGCTTACGAGTTTGAATATCTAAGACCTGACGGTGGTGACACAGGTGTTTTTGTAACCGTACTAGGCGCACAAGCACCTAAGGTGCAGGACTGGGTACGCAAAACATTAAACCGCAGAAAGTCGCAAGACCAGTTAGCGGCAAAACGCGGCAAAGAAATTGAACGCACAATTGAAGATGATGAACAATTCGGCATTGATGCAGCGGCAATTCGTGTTGTTGGTTGGCGCGGTATTACTGAACCATACTCACATGAGAACGCTTTAATCTTGATGGAACGTAACAGCGAATTGCGTGAACAAGTATTTGAGGCAAGTAATAACTTGGGAAACTTCACCAAAGCCTAATAGACGATCTAGTTACGTTTGGCAAACGCGAGTTTGAACTAAGCAAAACAAACGATAACGGGTCAAGTTTACGCGATGAAGCTCAAGCTATTGTTGCAATGGGGCATGAGATACCAGACGATTATAAGTCGCTGCCTATGCCAGAAAATTACAGACATTGCTGGTCGTGGTTTGGTGAATTAAGCCGCACACGTTCCAGCAATGGATTTGGTCAAAATCCAATTAGTTATAGTGAGATTGACGCTTGGTCACGATTGACCAATATTGAATTAACACCATTAGAAGTAAGTGCTATTATGCGCCTTGATAGTGCTTACTTAACAATCCAAGCCGAGCAAATTGCACAACGGAGCAAGAAAAAATGACAACAGATACCTATTCCATTCAAGTCGCAGTCGATTCGACCAGTGCAGTAACAGCCACGCGCAATTTAACTGCAATGGAGCAAGCAACAGGGCGAAGTGAACGCGCTTTGAGTAGTTTAGGTAGTGTTGCAAAAATAGCAGGTTCAGCATTAGCTGGAATTAGCGTTGCGTCATTGGCTAAAGATATTTTAAAAACAAACATGGAGTTTGAATCACTGCGAACCAGTTTAGAAACGGTTACAGGTAGTGCTAAAAATGCAAAAATTGCTTTTGAAGGAATACAACAATTTGCAGCAAAAACACCATATTCAGTTAAAGAAGTAACTGACGCTTTTATTAAAATGAAAGCGTTAGGATTATCACCATCTGAAAAAGCGTTAACATCGTATGGAAATACTGCAAGCGCAATGGGCAAGTCATTAAAACAAATGGTTGAAGCGGTAGCTGATGCAGCAACTGGTGAGTTTGAAAGATTAAAAGAATTTGGCATTAAAGCAAGCAAACAAGGCGATGATATAAAATTTACTTTTAAAGGCGTTGAAACAAAAGTTAAAGATAGCTCAACAGCTATTACTGCTTATTTACAAAAATTAGGTGATACCGATTTTGCTGGTGGCATGGAACGTCAAGGGCAAACAATGAAAGGCACGTTAAGCTCACTCAGTGATGCGTGGGATAATTTTATTGACCATATTTTAAACGATAAAAGTGGTGGTGCTATTTCTCGTTGGATTGTTAATGCAACAGGCGCATTAGGAAAATTTGACGTATGGTTAAATGGTGCAACTACTTCAATTGGAAAATTACAAGAATTACAGCAAGAACAAAATAGATTACAAGCATCAATTAACGCGCATAATCAAAATGGCGTAATTGGAAGTTTAGTTGATGACTTGTCTGGTTTTGATGCAAGTGGTAAACAAGCGAAATTAGCAAAAAACATTGAAGAACAAAAAAGATTGCGCAAAGAATTAGAAGGTGAACAAAAAGCGTTAACTGAAATAACCAAAGCTGCACCAATTAGCAAAATTGACGAACCAGATAAAAAAGCAGCAGCAAAAGCAGCCGCTGAAGCTAAACGCGCACAAGCACAAGCAACAAAAGAATTAGCACTTGCAGAAAAAGATTTTAATGAACAAATCAATATGCAAGTAGCAGCCGCAGAAAACGCAGGCAAGTTATTTTCAGCACAGCAACAAACAAAACTGGCTGGGATTGAAGCAGAAAAACAATCCATTATTGATAAAGCGTCAATTGAATATCAACACGCAACCAGCTACGAAGAAAAATCACGCATATTAAATGAATCACAAAACGCGACCAATGCACTACTCGTAAAAGAAAAAGAGATTCGCGATGCGCTAACCAATCAAAGCGCAGAAACCATTGACGCTAAAATTTCAGCGGCACAATCTGAATTAGATAACGCTGGTCAATACAATTTAACACTGGCTGAACAATTACGTTTAAAAACTGAAATTGCTGGATTACAAACAGATAAAGCAATACTAGGCGAAACAGCAAGCCAATCTGATATTAAAGCTAAGTCAGACGCAGAGAAAAAAGCCAATGATGATAGATTAGCAGCCATTAAAGCTATTGATGATGCTCAGACAGCCGCTAATACAGCGTCAACGGCTCAAATGGCAATACTTACAGCTAACCTAGACGCAGCAAAAGAAGCGGCAACAGGGTTAGCTGATGCGTTTGGTAGTGTAGGTAGTGCAGTTGGTGGCTTAGGTGTTGCGTTGGCATCTTATGAAAAATCACAGGCTGCAATTTCTGATGGATTACAAAACCAATTGTTTGAGATTCAAAAACTCAATGATGGCAAAGGCGATCAAACTAAAAAAGATAAGGCAATATCTGACGCAAATCAAAAGCAATCACAATTACAGGTTAAATCATACGGTGATATGGCGGCAGCCGCTCAGGGTTTCTTCAAGAAAGGCACAGCAGGATATAACGCGCTAGGCGTTGCAACTAAAGTTTTTCGAGCGTTTGAAATGGCTCAGTCTGCAATGTCAATGGTTAGAATGATTGCAGATAATGGCGCAAAAGTAGGCGCATATATTACAGGGTTATTTACACAAACCGCAGCCAATACAGCATCAATTGCGCCAAACGTTGCAGCAGATGCAACTAAAGCTACAGCATCGGGAACAGCGGCAGTAGCACAAGCGTCTAATGCACCATTTCCTATTGGATTTGCTACAGGTGCAGCAATGCTGGCATTTATGCTTGCAATTGGTGTTGCAATGGCTGGCAGTGGTAGCAGTGCGCCACAAATGTCTGGTGCTGATTATCAAAAGCAACAGTCAGAAAAATATAATGAAACTGTTGGTGGTACGGTGCTTGGAAGTGGTGAAGCATCGAAATCAATTATTAATTCACTTGAAATAATATCTTCAAACTCTACAGCCGATTTAGATTATTCAAAAGGAATGGCTGAAAGTTTACAAAAATTAACTTATTCAATTGATAACGTTACTGGTTCAGTAGCGCAACAAATGAATTTTGGAAGTAACGGATTTAAAGATTCATCATTTAAAAGCACAACAGGCGCGTTTGGGTCTGCTGGTGGTGGCTTATCTGGGATTGGAATAACAGCAGCAATCAATATGGTTCTGCCTGTTGTTGGTTTAATAATGGGCGCATTTACAACAGTTACAAAAATCACAAAGCAGTTTGCTGGAAGTGGTTTTAAATTTATGAATGAATTGTATGAAAATGTTGCAAAAAACAATACAACAAGTGTTCAGCAATATATTGATATTTTAGTTACTGAAACAAAAAGTTCATTTTTTGGATTATCTAAATCAAGCCGTCAATGGATTACAACATCATATAAGCCAATTGAAGGACGTGTAAAAGAGGCGTTTACAGATACTATTTTAGGAATTGGCAATAGTATTATTCAAACCGCTGATTTATTAAAAGGAAATACTGCTGTTTTATCTGAACAAGTTAATAACTTTAATGTTGAACTTGGCAGAATTCCAATGGAAAGAACCAATTATAAAGGGAAAGGTTCTTTACAAAGAAATACTGAAAACGCTCAAATAAACTCAGATAGATTAAGCGCAGCGTTTCAAAAATTATCCGATCAAATGGCAATGCTACAACCTCAATTTCTTGAATCTCAAAAAATAGATGAAGGATATTATCAAACATTAATGCGCGTAACGGTTGCTATATCAACAGCAAATTCTAAGCTAAAAGCAATGGGCATTAACGCCATTGAATATAGTGATATTGTAGAAAAGCGTGGCGACATCGAAAAACAAATGGTCACACAATCACTTCAACTAGCATCATCATACACAGACGTTAACGATATTCTAGGAAAATTGCCCGGAACAGCAGACGATATTATCGAAGCGTTTAATGGATTGAATAGTATTAAAGCAGGGTTATCAGCTATTGGCGCAGGTGGTCTTGTGTTAAATCAAGACTTAATCAATGCAGCGGGTGGTATTAGTAAATTAAACGATACAATTAACAATTATTTTGATAGTGATTATTTTACAAAATCAGAAAAAACCGCTTTTAATGTTAAAACATTAACGGATAAATTCTCTAAAATGGGTTTACTTTTACCATCAATTGGAAGAAGTACAGAATCAGCAATGGCGTCATATAGAGACTTGCTAGATGTATTATCTAAAGATACAACAGAAACGGGTAAATTGATTTATTTAAAAGCATTAGAAATGTCTGGCGATTTTGCTACAGCAGCTCAAGATATTGCTGACATAGTTAAAACAGAAACAGAAACGGCAACCAAATCATTTAATGATGCAATGGATTATCGTTTATTGATTTATAAAAAATTAGGCGAACAAGACCCAGCAGCAAAAGAGGCGGCATTAACAATTGAACGCAACAAAGCAATGGAGGGCATGACGGGACTTACCGTGCTTTATGCTGATTCATTGAATACGTTAACAGATGCCAGTGCAGCATTAACAACGTCACAAACAGCATTAGAAACTGCTTACAAAAACTTAACCGCTATGCGTGATAAGTTTGTTTCACTAGGCACTGGGCTGCGAACTTATTACGATCAACTAACAGGTGCACAAAAACCACAAGCAACACCGCTTGATGTTTATTCAGCAGCTAAAGAATCATTTATTACAACGGCATTAGACGCAAAATTAGGAAAAGAAAGCGCATTATCAACACTGCCTGAAGTTTCAAAAGCATTTTTAGACGCGTCTTTAAAATATAACGCCACAGGAAATGCTTATCAAGCCGATTATCAATCTGTTTTAACCGCACTTGAACAAGGCATGAGCGCGGCTGATAAACAAATTGAAATCATGAACGCGCAACTGCGTGAAGCTGAAAAAGCTAATGCAAATTTATTAACTGTTAACTCGTCTACGCTAACAGTTAACACAGCGACAACAAATCTAGCGACAGCGTTAGCCGGTTATCAAACAACGCTTATTAATTACAACAGCGCAAAAGCAACAGCCGATCAAATTTTAGTCGGTATCAATTCAATTTTAAAAGCACAAGATTTAAAAACGCAAGCTGAAAAAGATGCGGCAATTGCAGCAGCAAAAGCAAATCAAGATGCGTTAATTGCTCAAGCTCAAACAGATGCAAATAAAATTGTTGAGGCAGCACAGAAAGCTGCAACTGAAGCATCGGCAGCAGCAAAAACAGCACAAGATGCCGCAACAAAAATAGCCAATGACGCAGCTAAAGCAAGCACGGATGCAGCAGCAAATGCAGCAGCAGTATTAAAAATTGCTCAAGATTTAGCTGCTAAAAATTTAGCCGATGCTAACGCAGCCGCAAAATTAGCCGCTGAAAAATCCGCAGAAGAATTAAAATTAGCTCAAGAACAAGCCGCATATCAAAAAGCTGTAAAAGATGCGATTTTAAACGTCACTAATCAATCGGGATTAAATGCGGCAACTATTGCGTCATTAAGCGATAAGACGTTGCTTGGAATGAGTAAACTATTAGATAATGTCGATAAAAAATTCGATGTTTCAGGTATAACACAAAAAGATTTTCCAAGCACAAATTTGGCTAAATCTTTAGAAATTGCAATGTCTGGGTCAATAACTGGCGAATTAAGTAAATTAACAAATACACAATTAGAAAGTTTAGCAACTAAATCTGGTTACGATCAAAAACAATTATTTGATTTATATTCCGCTTATTCGCTTGGTTATAAATATGGCTCACCTGAACAGCAAATTTTATATCCAAATATTCCCGCTTATGCCAATGGCGGGATGGCAAGTGGGTTATCGTTGGTAGGTGAACAAGGAGCAGAATTAGTTAATTTTAGCTCGCCTGCTAACGTCACAAGCCACTCACAAACTTCTGGTTTATTTGATTCAATCGGAAATGCTATTGACGATCAAAGTGTGTTATTAAAAGAGCAGATTATTGAATTGAAAGCATTGGTGAATCTGCAATCCAATGCAAATGTGGCATTAATTAACGAGATGCAAGGCATGAAAGAAGAACTCAATACCATTTCACGCAAAGCTAAACTTGAGGCAGCAGCATGATATATCTTGTTGAAATAGTCGCGGCAATTGACGCAGCAGGAACGACAACCACGCTGCGTTATTGTTCACAGCCTTACACCACAAAGCCGTCTGATACACCTGCAAATACTTATTATGACGATAGGATTGTAAACCCTGCATCAATTAGCCGAACACTGTATAGCAACGGCACAACAAGCGGTGCAAGCCGTGTTAATTATGGCGCGGTTGAACTATCAAACGTTGATGGCAGTCTTGATTATATTTTGCCTTATTCGTTTGATGGCAGATCGCTTGTCATTAAAATTGGAAATGAAGGCGATGCTTATTCAGCATTTACTACTATTCTCAATGGAACAATGGAGCAAGTAGAATTTACATTTTCAAAAGTAACAATTCTTGCACGGGATAAGTTAGCTATTGTTGATATGCCGTTGCAGACAACGCTTTATGCTGGCAATAATACATTACCTAATGGCGTTGAAGGTGTAGCCGATATTGCAAAATCACCAAAACCATTATTATATGGGCAGGTGTTTAATATCGCGCCAATCATGGTTAACAGCTCAAAATTAACCTATCAAATAAATGATGGCGCAATTGCGTCAGTAGGCGCAGTTTATGATCGCGGTGTTGAATTAACATTTCACGCTGACGAGCCAAATATTGCTGACCTTGAAGCACATGACCCACCATCGGGAAAATACACTACTTGTTTAACACTTGGATATATTCGAGTCGGCTCAGTTCCAACAGGCATATTAACGTGTGATGCAACACAAGGCGCGGCATCATCTAATCGCACAGTGGCGCAGGTTTTAAAGGCAATGGCGTTAAAAGCAGGTATTAGCTCAGGTGATATAAATGCAAGCGATGTTACAGCGTTAGATACTGCAAATAGCAGTGTTGTTGGAATATGGATTGATGGTGCTGATAGTGCAATGTCAGCAATGGATAAAGTAGCGCAATCCATTGGTGCGTATTTTGGCTTTGATGCGCTTGGCGCATTGCGCATGGGATTATTTACAGCACCTACAGGCAGCGCAACACTTCAAATTGATATTCATAATATTATTTCAATTGAGCATAGCCGCACTAGCGATACAGACAAAGGAATCCCATCGTGGAGGGTTAATTTAACTTATCAAAAAAATTATACCGTACAAGATGTTGATTTGGCTGGCTCAGTTACCGCAGCGCGTAAAAGTGTTTTGTCATTACCTGCATTAACAAAATCGGCTGAAGATGCTGCAATAAAAACGCAATACACACTTGCGCCAACCATTGAAAAAGAATCGTTACTTGTTGACGCAACAGCAGCTCAAACTGAAGCAACGCGATTATTGAATTTGTACAAAGTAAGCCGCGATTTGTACACAGTCACTATTGCTTTAGATTTAACTCAATCGTTGCCTGACTTAAACAATGTTGTAAATATAACAATGAATCGTTTTGGGTTAAATTCTGGTAAACTATTTAAAATTATCGGTATTGAATCCGATTATTCACGAAACCGCGCAACGCTAACGCTTTGGGGATAGCATGGCTAATACCATTATCAGTTATCAAAACAGAATTGACACAGCTACCTTTGGTGCTTATGGCTCATGGTCAACAACACTACCACTGGAAAATATCAAAACACGTCAATTATCTAAAGTTGCAAGATCAACAAATAATGCTAATTCAAGCACGCGGCTGCGTTTTTCAACAGACATTGCAAGGATTATCTCAACGGTTGGTATAATTTCTCACAATTTAACGTCAAGCGCAAAATGGCGTTATCGCGTTTATTCTGACAGTGGATACACAACACTTGTTTATGATAGCGGTCAAGTAGATGTTTGGCCTCAATCGCCTTATGGTACTTATGAGTGGGAAGATGTGCATTTTTGGGATTTGACGCCAACCGATGAAGAAATTAATTTTTATACAAAAACATTAATTTTATCAATTCCAGTTGTTGTTTCAGAGCAATTTTATCAAATTGAATTTTTTGAAAGTGTATCAACTTATGTTGAGCTTGGGCGAATTTTTATCGGAACAAAATATCAGCCAGTTTTAAATATGAATTTAGGTGCATCTATTGGTTATGAATCGCCTACCATTATTGATACTGCTATGTCTGGCGCGGAATTTTTTGATAGACGTGAAAGTTTTAGGGTTGCACAATTTACGCTTGACCATTTAACTTATGCCGAATCAATTTTAAACAATGACATTATGAAAATTAGCGGAACAGACGCAGAAATTTTATATATTTGGGATGATGCAGACGCGTTGAATTTACAAAGACGTGCTTTTTTGGGGCGTTTGCGCACATTATCGCCTATTGCTCAGCCATATAATACAAGATACCAAACAACATACGAAATTAAGGAATTATTATGAGTTCAGTTACTTTTAGCACAACAGTTGGTGGGGACGGGTCAACAGTAACAGATGATGATGACGCAACAACAGGTCTAAGAAATGGAGGTTGGCGCACGCGATTTGTACCGGCATTAGCGCAAGAGGTAGCGGTTGCAGCAAACGCGGTAGCCAGCGCAACTGCGGCACTTTCATCTAAAAATGCAGCAGCAACTAGCGCAGCAACAGCAACAACACAAGCATCTAACGCATCTACTTCAGCAACAAACGCAGCAAATAGCGCAACAGCCGCAGCAGCTAGTTATGATTCATTTGATGATCGTTATTTAGGTGTAAAAACATCTGATTCGACGGTTGATAACGATGGTAATGCGCTGCTTGTTGGTGCGCTGTACTGGAACAGCGCAACTAGCGTATTTAAAGTGTGGTCTGGTAGCGTGTGGATCACTAATTTAACATCAAATCAATTCGGCACAAACGTAGCCACATTCCTCCAAACACCTTCTAGTGCTAACCTCGCAGCCGCATTAACAGACAAAACGGGTACAGGCGCAAATGTATTTGATACTAACCCAATCTTCCCTGCGCAAATTAACCTAACCGCAAACTCTGGTTATAATATTTATGCTTCGGGGACGGCTGCTAATTATTTAGCTGGAAGTTTGGGGATTGGCAACTCAGTTTTAACAGGATATAACCTACGAGTTGATAAACAAATAACAGGTAGCACTAACCCTATAAATTGTTTTTTAGTTGGAGAAGTACAAGCCGCTGCAACAGGAGATGCTCATAACATATACTCGTCACCTAGTGTAGCTAACTCTACATTTACACTTCCAGCACTATATCATTTTAGGTGCGTACAAGGCACTTTTGGTGCTAGTGCGACAGTAACAAATCAATTTGGATTTAATGTCACTTCTAACCTCACAGGCGCAACAAACAATTACGGCTTCTACGGTGGTATAAATGCCTCTGCCGGTAAAACTAAATATAATCTCTACATGGCAGGGTCGGCTGATAACTATTTAGCTGGGAATCTTAGCGTTGGTACAACATCAAAACCTCAACCGTTGACTGTTTATGGTGCTAACAGTAGCGGATTTACTGGTGAGCGTATTATTAACAGCAATGGCGGTACAGGTATTGCAGGGGTTGAATTTGTATCTGACGCGACTTACTCTAAAGCGGCTATCGGACTACTGCGCAATAACGCTAACGGTGTAGGTAATCTAAACTTCTACAACTCAACTAGCACAAGTGCGGCAGATTGGACGACAGCCGACTTAAAAATGACAATAGACTATAACGGCAACGTAGGGATTGGTACAAGCTCACCGGACGTATCTGCTATCCTTGACGCACAGTCAACCACTAAGGGTGTTAGATTCCCTAACATGACCACCACACAGAAATTAGCTATTGCTACACCAGCGGCAGGTCTTGTAGTATTTGATACAACATTAAGTAAACTTTGCGTCTATACAGGCGCGGCATGGCAAACAATCACTTCAGCTTAAGGAATTAAATCATGACAACAACATACACATACGAACCAACTAATCTGCAACGCGACCAACACGGCATTGTGAATCAAGTGCAATTTACAATCACCGCATCAAACGGCACAGACAGCGTAACGGTTAACTCGATTACAGGCTTACCTGCACCTAAAGGCACAGCTATTGATTATGATAAATTATCAAAAGCAGACGTTATTGCATGGATTCAAAAGTTAGTGGGTACACAGTCTGAAGCGTTAGCAGATTCAGAATTAGCGGCTCATATTGAAAACAAACAAATCGTACTTTCTAACGGCACACCTTGGAGCAACTAATATGATTACTTGGACGATTACAGAAGAGGTAGCAAACGCGATTTTAGGTGTTTTGGGTAATCTACCCACCTCGTCTGGCGCATTTCCAATCCTTGTAGATTTGAAACAGCAAACTGAAAAACAAATAGAAAACAAAGAGGATTAGCTATGCCTGATGAAAAATGTCGATTGGCAAAAGTAGAGCAACGAATTGATGCACTGGAAGAAGTGTTTGAAGATCGCGGAAAAAAACTTGATGCAATAATTCATGCGCTTGAAGAAATGAAAAACGATCAAACAAAATACAAAGGTTTTATTGGTGGAATTGTGTTCACGGTTGGCGCATTGTTTTCGTTTCTCACTTGGTGGACGAATAAGTAATGGAATTTCTGCAATTTGCAACAGATGTTGGGTTTCCAATCGCTGCGGCTTGCGGCGGTATTTATTTTGTTTTTCTCACACAAAAGTTTTTGCTTGATAGTGTGCTTGAGCGGATTCAAGGCTTGATTGCTATCATTAGGCAATTAGACAAGCGCATCACCGCCATGTCGCAAGATATTATTCGAATTGATGCGCTTATGTCTGAAGCGTTAGATATTGCAAAAGAGAAGGAAAAAAATGGAAGCTGATGCAATTGCAAAATATATAAATCAATATGGTTTTCCTATCATTGCGGCAGGTGGTATGGGTTATATTGTCTATTATGTGTGGGTTTGGGCAACAACAATCGTTAAACCGATACTGGAAGAAGCCTATGTTGTGCTTGTTGAGCTTATCGACCAAATACGCGTACTTGATAACGACATGATTAGATTAACACAAAAAATTAGCACTATTTTATTATTGCGGGGGAAGAAATGAGCGATTTTGATAAAGCGTTTGAGATTATTTTAGGAAGTGAAGGCGGTTATGTTAATGATCCGCGTGATAGTGGTGGTGAAACAAAGTTTGGCATTGCTAAAAAGTTTTATCCTAACGTGGATATTAAAAACCTCACTATTACACAGGCTAAAGAAATTTATTTAAAAGATTATTGGACTAAAGCCGGTTGTGATGCGCTACCTTATCCGTTCGCACTTTGCCTATTTGATAGCGCAGTAAATCAAGGTGTCGGAACGGCTATTAAATTAGCGCAAAAAGCCGGTGAATTAGAAGCCGATGGTATTATTGGCAAAGGAAGTCGCGCTGCATTTGCTAAATCTGGCAGTGAAGAATTATCTTTATTTTTGACTTATCGCGCATTGCGCTACACTGAAACAAAAGGTTTTGATGTTTATGGCAAAGGGTGGATAAAACGCCTATTTCATGTTGCATTAGAAGTTTAATAAAAAAGCCGCTTATTAAGCGGCTTTGTTTTTTGCTACCCATTTTTGATAGGCTTCTTCAGGTGTTGAGCCAGAACAAACAGCCGTTGTTTGTGTGTAGCATAACCAGATTCTGCCAATCTTTTTAAGTCGTGGTTTCATCTATGCCTACTTTCAATAACAAGCTCACTGACTGCTAATGGCGGCATTGGATTATCTGCAAAATGTTTTAAACGCGCCATGTAATCGCGCATTTTTTGACCTCTGATTGCTTTGATGGTTGGGTCTTGGTCTACTTTGTAGCCTTTGAAATCATATGAAATATTTTGCATTGGTGCGCTCCATAGGTTTATTGGTGGAAATGTCATTGTCGGCCAGTTCATCTTCTTTTAATATCTCCTTCCAACGTTCAAGCGTTGCAATAGTTTCGTTAATATCCTGCTCAAGTGTTTTGACTGATTTACCAGCGCGAAGTAATTTCTTTATTGCGTGCTGTTGTTCAGGATCATAAATATTATAAATTCTAAATAGTCTATATGGGTCTATTCTGATACCTTTGTAATCAAATGAATAATGATTTTTTTTTGATTCATGTACACTGTCGCCTGTTAGCATAGCGTTAACTCCCATTTTGCAGGTTTCACATAATGCGTTGATAAAAACAAACGTGAAAGCCTTGTTAATTCAGAAATAGGCTCATTTAATTGTTTACGTTTTGCTTTGCAACTATAGCAATCTTTGCAAACGTCATGCGGCAAATTATCCTGCTTGCGATTATACATTATTGTGCGATATGCAAAAAACTCGCTGTCATTGCGCATTTCTAAACACTTGGTGCATTGTTTCATTTAGATTCACCGTTTAGCGTGTAAGGGTGGCAGGTAAGATTCCATTTCAGTTGTAAAGGATTACTTGACAACTCATTATCAAAGCGCATAGATTTCAATACAAAATCCTGCCTAACTGCTGCTGATTCACACGATGGCTTATCTGCAAATGTAACTGCTGACTGTGTAAATTGACCGTGTGATGCAATCGTACTAATTAATATGTAAGCTGTTGTTGTAATCATTTTTTATCTCCAATGTGGCGGTAAGAAATGTGGCGGTAAAAGTAATCGGAATGAAATCCAATAAACGCATCGCATTGTATCCAATAGTCTTCGTCTATATCATCACAACAATGTTCAAACTCAACCCACGGGTCACTTCTCCGAGCAGCAACCTCGGCATATTTCATCATTAATGCTGCGTGTGGGTGCGGTGTGATAACTGGCGCAGGTCTTTCAAATGTTACGGAGTCAAATGAAGCAGACCATCGCTCTACCCTTAAATCCTTATCTTCAGTAACCCAATGCAGTCTTAATGCCGCTTTAGTTGCGTTTTTTGGCGCATCGTCCCAGTCTATTTCAATTTGTTGGGCAGTTTGCTTTTCATTCCACTCTTGAATAACTTTTTGCATTGCTGATGTTGATGATACGTTATCAAGCTGTAAATATAAATCTTGTATTTGTTCTTCAGTTAATAAAGCCATGTTATTTCCCCGTACTCCCAAAGCCACCACGATCAGTTAAACTGCTAAATTCCTCAACCTCTACAAACTCTGCTCGTATCACTGGTGTGAATAACATTTGAGCAATACGATCTTGCGGGTTTATTTTGTAAACTCCTGTGCCGGTATTCTTGATGGATACAAACAATTCCTTCTGGTAGTCTGCGTCGATTAGACCTACGCTATTACCTAACTTGATACCGTAGTTATGTCCTAAGCCACTGCGGGGAAGAATCAAAGCCGCTACCTCACCATCAAATACATTGATAGCAAGACCTGTTGGTATCAACGCTGTTTCACCTAAGTCTAGCGTCATGGCTTTGCTGATGTTTGCTCGCAAATCTACCGCTGCTGATTTTTCTGTAGCATAGGTTGGGATAACTGCTGTTTTGTCTAATCGCTTAATTTCTATTTTCATTTCAATTCCTAAAACGTAATAATTATTCGGTCGTCAAACTCTTTATATTCAGCTATTTTTTGACCGTGTTGTGTTAAAAACCACCCGTCACCTTTTACCCATGTAGGGGGTATTTTTTTTATTACCGTCTTTTGTCGATGACGGTTGTAAATTTTACTAACTATGATGAGTTTCATTTGCAAAGTCTTTCAATATCGTCAACGCTGTAATGCTGACTAGCTGCCGATTTAACGCAGTCTGCTTTTGCGTCTTGTTCGTGTATCATTACTAAAAAAATAAACATAAAACTTGTTATTACTGCTCACATCAAAATTAAATAATCATTCATTCTTTTTCTCCAGTACATAGTCAGTTAACTCACCGACAATATTAATCAGTTCGTCTTGATGGTAGTCCGGCACATCGGTTTGCATAAAGACATACATCTCTAATCCCGACAACAGTTTAAGTATGCGTAGTGCTTGTTCTTTATTCATTTTGTTTCTTTCTACTTAATATCCAGCGAGTCTGTATAGTCCTCGATATGTTTCTGTGCAATCTCATATAGGTGACTCTCATTTATCGATTCACCAACTCTCCAAGCATCGAGTACCAATATTAAAATTTTAATTGCTTCATTACGTTGACTAACTATTTCATCAAAAGGATTCATAGCTCAACCTCCCCAGAATTCAACATAATGTCATCTCCCACTTATCTGGCATCAAAAAATGTGTTGCTAAAAATGCGCGTATCAATTTATTACCGCGTTTGACTTCATCTAAAACCACTGGTTTATTGTAAATTTTTTCATCATCAATAATGACTTTTCTACGCCTACCGATAAGATCACCGCAGTTTTTCATAAACAAATCTTTTTTGTAAAAATAAACCGTATAATTTCTTATCGTGCGTGAATAACGATTTTCATGTTTCATTCTGTGATTAACCGTTTGTGGCGATAAATTATGTTCCATTGCAAAATCCATAATGGTGCATTCATCATCACTGGGATGCACTACTAACAAATTGTTAATTTTAAAGTTTGTATTATCGCCATCAACAAAAACAATCGAATCTTCAAACGCTGGATAATAGCCGTGTGAAAAAAATACTGCTGCTCGCCATACGCTGTGATACTTTGCGTAATCTTTACCAGTCACTCTAATTGTTGCGTTGTTGTTTGCCCAGCAAAATGCGGCAGGGCGTGATTGGTGAAACTTGCGAAAAAACTCACCTGTTTTTGGGTCGTATCGCAGATTCTCTTTTAAAATAGCAATGTCATTAAGTGACATGCCCACTCGTTGTTTTTTCATAATTACCTTTGGTGTTCAATTTTTAAATCAAAAATAGGGCGTATTTCATGGCATGAATCACACTCCCTAATGCCTCTGCTAACATATTGCCGCCATGTCTTGTGCTGGCAGTTTGTTGCCGTTGGTGTTGGTGTAACTGGTGCAACTGGGTTTACTAATGCCATAACCATATCCCCGTAAAAATTAATCCTAAAACAAAAAATATTAGTGCCGCCATGTCGTCAATCTCCATTGGCGTACTCAATCATAAAGCACACAATTAAAACAAACACGCCTGTAAAAAATATTAACTCACCCATTTTTACGCTCCTCTCTAAATTTAGCCAGTATAAACTGGATATCAATGGTTTCTTTGATGCTGCGTAACTTTTGACGCTTAAGGCTTTTACGTTCTTCTTTAAGCTCGTTAAGTCGGTTAATCAGGTGTTCTTCTAATGCAATCTGTTTCATAACTCCACCTGCTCAAAAGAATTAAAAAAATCTTCTTTAGTTGTGACAAACATTTCACGAAGTTTGTTTGCATTAAAATAAGCAATCCCTTCAACCCAGGTATCGTTAATTTTTACCCAGCACGCAGTTTCAAGTAGGTAAACGTTACCTGTTTTTTTGTGTTTGTATTGCATACTCATTTGTTTACTCCACATTGCGTTTGTAAAGATTCATATTTTTCTTGGAAGTCGATTCCTCTAAAAAACAAAAGACAGTTTGCTATAATTAATATAAAAATTACCGCTGTACTTCTCATAACTTCACCTCGCCCGAATTGAGCATATCGCAAGCGCGTTGGGCAAATTCTTTTGTTGTGAATCTAACCGAACCAATCTCATTATTTTGTTGTTCAGAATATCCAATAAAATATGTCCCATCTCTATTTTGAAAAATAACATGATATATACCTAGTCCAGCATCATCCCCACACAGCTCATCTCTTAACGCAAGCAGACGATTAAACTTGCGCATCTCAATCGCTGCGCGTTTTGCTTGTTCTTTGGTAATGCGTTTTGTACCAAATTCTTTTTGATGGCTAAATGAATCAACAGCAACTACATCGCCTTCACAATCAACCTGCCAATAACCACCTTTAGGGTGCCACTTTACTGGTTCAGCAACAATGCGTGATTCCAACTCTACAACCTTTGCTTTTAACTCTTGTAATTCTTTTTGTAAATCGTTCATCTTCCCACCATATCCCCGTTAATGTTTCGTTGCATTTCATAGACGCTGAAAATCTTACCGTCTTTTAAAATGAATTCGCCAATGTTAGTTTTTACAATTTCATGATGGTTTCTATGCGTAAAGGCATGGACTCCAGCACCTGTTAATATGCCAACTGCTAATGCAGCAAGTAGTAAAGCGTTGTCGTATTTCATTCAACCACTCCAATCCCGTGTGCTTTTTCTATTAACCTTACAAAATCAGTGATTGGATTTATACTGTGGTAAGTATCAATAAAAAGACTCATGTACTCCTCTTTGCTCAAAGGCTCACTTTTTGGTGGTGCTGTGTAGACAGGAATAGGCTCTTGATCAGGTTTGTCTAGTTCAGCTTGTATGTCCCAGTACAAATCGTAATGGGTTTCTTCTAATTCGTGCAATGTATCTCGTACTCTTTTTAATAATTCTTTACTCATTGTATTACTCCCGTTTTACTATCATTGCAAATTGCGCCAATAATACGCGTAGGGCGTTTAAATAACTGATATGCTCCTACTGCAAAGCTATATTCTTGCTTTGCGTTGTTGCAGGCTTGCATGGTGTCGTAAGGTATTGCAACGCTTGTGTATGCGATAACCTCATGCGTTGTTGTGCGTCCGCGCTTGTCGATATTTGTGTCAATCGTTAAAAATGACAATGTTAGTGCTAGTGTTGCGCTCATCTCATTGCCTGCTTCAATACTTTGCGTAAACGAGTAACTTCTGCTTGAGCTGTGAAGCAATAATCAGCCATCAACAAAAAGCCAAGTAAAAATAGCAAATATGCCGCGCCTGTTTGGTCGAGCATTAGTAAAAATTCGTAAATTGTTTGTGTCATAAATCACCTTTAAAAAAATCCCCATGGCTTTGGGGTGAGGTAGGAGTTGTTTTTTAAAACATCAATGTTGCGTAATCGTGGTCGCTTTTGAAATCAGATATGTAAATTTCATCAATGCCTTTTTCAGCATCTTTGTAAATATCACGGTCTTTGTCGTCAATGTGTTCATAAACAATGTTAATCAATTTAGATGATGGCTCAAACTCATCACCATCGTTATCAGTAAACGTCATGGTATCAACTGCTATTTCGCGATTATCTTCAATATCATGGTTGAAGTCAGCCGGTATATATTTACCTGACAAGATTGCAACTGCTTCAATGTTAATTGTTGCTCCATCGTTTGATACGATGTCAAAATGTATTGTTACTTCCATTTTTATTTTCCTTGCACAAATACTATTGTGTCAATTTGACGTGGATTGCCAAATTTCTTATGTGCGTCTAACGCTTCGTCAAGCGTATCGCAAACGACATCTCTGCCGTGTGTGTCTTCAGCAATAAAGACACTTGTTACTTTTTTTGTAACTAATGGCACGTCAGTTGCAATTTGTTGTTGCACCCGCCACAAAGAAGCTAAACAATCTTGTGCATCATCTCTGAAAAACAAAG